AACAAGAAAAAAATTCATAAAAAGTTTTCAGATCCCAATTATTTGTATTATATTTAAACTATAAACAAATTCTATTATGGATAAAGACATTGTAATTTTTGACCTTGACGGAACTCTTGCCGATATTGATACTCGGAGAAGTTTTTCTACTAAGGACAATGGAAAAATGGATTGGGATAAATTCTTTGATCCCGCTAACATCAGTATGGACCAGCCTAATGTACCTGTTATTGCAACTGCACAGGCTCTCCATGACAAAGGCTTTCAAATCGTAATCTTTTCTGGTAGGAGTAAAGCTACCAAAGATGCCACTAAAGATTGGCTTAATCAATTTAAAGTACCGTTTAGTATTCTTAAGATGAGACCTACTGGTGGTAACTTCAAATTTATGGCCGATGACAAGCTAAAGAAGATGTGGTTGGATGATCTGTTTCCTGGAGATAAAAAAGACAGGATCCTTTGTGTATTTGATGATAGGCAAAAGGTCGTGGATATGTGGAGGGATAACGGTATAGATTGTTTTCAAGTTGCACCTGGTGATTTTTAATTATGGCAAAGCTTACCAAACAACAGTTGAGACTACTTAAGGTTTATAAAAACCAATACGTAGGTCATGGGTTAAGAGAAGGTCAATCATATATGAATGCCTTATATGATATTAGCCCAACCGTACATGATAGCATTTTGGCAACAGATGCCGATTGCTTTTATAATGACAATAAAATAACAAAGTTTTTTAAAGAACTTACAAATGATGAACAAGAAACTGTATAGAAGAAAAGGGTACATTGGTGGTGTATGTGCGGGGTTAGGTGAATGGAGTGGATTGCCTTCTATCTTATGGAGGATTCTTTTCCTATTTACCGCCGGATCATTCTGGGCATATTTATTAATCTGGATATTTACTGAAGAAAAAGAATAAGTTATGTTTTTTAAATACAATAAAGACAAGCTTCTATTTGATGAGGTTTGTTTAAAGACATGGACACTTTACCTAGCAGCTATTTTAATTGCAATCGGATCTCTTGGCTACTTTATAGGTAAGTCAAAAGCAAAAGAAGTTGTAGTTGAACAATTGCGAGAGGGTGAGGTTGAAATTATTATTGCGGAAGTGGATAGCTTTAGCGTTGAATCTTTTACACAGATGTTAAAAGATCTTAATGTACAATACCCACACATAGTTATGGCGCAGTCAATTGTTGAAACCGGTCGCTGGAAAAGTCATATCTTTTTAGAGAACCATAATCTCTTTGGTATGAAACAAGCAAGACGTAGGATCACTACTGCCGAAGGCACCTCAAGAAATCACGCATACTATAATCATTGGAGGGAATCCGTGTATGACTATGCATTTTACCAATGTAGGTATTTAAGTAAGATTAATTCTGAGGAAGAGTATTTTGAATATCTAGGAGCGAGTTATGCAGAAGCCCCTAACTATGTAAGTGTGCTGAAGTCCACAATTGAAAAAGAGAACCTTAAGGCTCTCTTTAATTAAACTGAAAAGGAACCTTGCGGTTCCTTTTTTTATTTCTCTAATTCAGCTCTTAAGTAATGCTTAGCCTTGACTAAGTATTCTTTGGCTAGGATAACTTTTGATTGCCACCAATGAGGTAAATCTACTTCACCTTGCATTTCTAATTGCTTCATCATTTCACCTAGTTCTTTGGCGTATCTTTCAATTACACTAAGGTCATTGGCTAACATACCAGGTTCATTATCAACATGACCTACATCAGTGTCTTCTGTTACGTTTGAAGTTTTCCAGTGTTCACTATCATTAGCACCACGAGTTGGGTGTACATCATTAAAGCCTTGGTATTCAGGAGTACCAAATGCATTGGTTTCTGTACCTGCCATTTCATCCCAGTAATTCTTAAAGTCTTTTACTGTTCCTTTATAGTGGCGGATTTTACTTAAATCGTCTCTTTCTTGATTATCCATTATTTGCCGTATTTGTTTTTAAGATCATGTATTGCAGTTTGAACCTTAAGTCTTTCAAGGTCCATTTTATCTAGCTTAACCCTAAGACTATACAGTTCAATTGCAAAGTTATCCCCGCGATCTTGAGCTGCACGATATCTTTGAATGTTTTCCTTTTCTCTTTTCTTAAGCCTTGCCGCAGCTTCACTAGGATTAAATTCATAGTCTTCTGCTTCGGTTAAGTATTCGTTAAATTTAGGTATGCTCATCCTTTTTGTTTTAGTTTTGTTTTAATTCTATTATAGATGGTGTTTGCATTTTTTGAAAATGATCTAAAAAAGTTTTGACCGTTTAGATCATTCATAACTTCAGTAGCTTGTATGGCTTGTATACTTCTAACTTCATTAGTTCCACCGGCTGACCATGCTACTATTTGCCCACCATCTCTTAACGCAAATTCCATTTCCTTAAGCGGTAATGTAGTACTTGTGTTTTGATAATCAAGAAAATCCCAAAGAATAATATCATATGCACCAGGTTCACCTGCATAATTGAAAGTATAGGGATCTGTGACTTGAACCGTATAAGGACTCAGATCCTGTGTTGCAAGATCTATCACCTCTTGGTACTTCTCCATGATTGTTAGAGTACACTCATTAGCTGCAATTGTATCTACCGGGTTACCAATACCGTAACCAATTAACAAAACACTTAAACCGGGTGATAGCGAGTTATAGAAATCTTGATACTTATTTAGAACTAAATCCGAGTTTGTATTAATTAAGGTGTTGGCGGTATCTTCATATAAAATTTCATACCTCCCACCCTCAGAAGATTCAGAAAAGTAGTATGCCCAGTTTTCGTTGATTAATGGGTCTCCGTTTGTATATGATATTCTTCTAAATGCCATACTTTAAATTACACTTTATAATTTTTAAGAAGTTCTTTTAGTTCTACAATATCTGCTGGGTTTAATTGTACATAGCTTCTCCCTACATTTATTTGCATACATTTTCTGCCTAAGCCAAAATCTTCAATATCTTTAGGGCCAGCAAAAGTAGTTACTAAAACATTTTCGTTACCTCTAACTCCACCTTGATTCCAAGAACCAATATCAGTACCTTCATTAATAGTACCTTCATTAGTTGCACTATAGTTTTCACATGCTTCATCAATCTTATCGTTAATGTGTTTCTTTGCTTCTTTAATGTAAGCTTCTGCTGTATGATCTGGGTTATCATTTGTTTCATACATATTTGCCTGTTCAGCTACATGGCTACAGCATTGATCCACAGGACCTACGATGGCATCCATGTTATATCCGGTCTCTACATTGTTTACACCGCCTAAAGAAAACGATGCAGCATTATCTCCACCAAATCCTACCGGTACAAAATCTTCAAATAATGGTACTTTTTTCATATGATAGTTATTTTGATTATATATTCATGAAACTAAGTCATGAAATAACATATAAAAATAAACAACTTATTATGTCAGATTTTTTTAGAACCTCAATGGGTCGAAAATACTATGAATCGGATATTCCTAAACTCGTGTCTGTTTTGGAAAAGATTAGTGCTCAGATGGAAAAGGCTAACCTATTAGAAGAAAAGAAGTTTAAGCTTGATGAAAAGCTTAAAACATTACAAATGAAAAAGCTCAATGAAGAAAGACAGTCCGATAAGTAAGGAGGAATTTCTTAAAGCTTTAGATGAAGGTAAAAAATGCTACCTAAAGAAACCTAGATCTTGGCAAAGGGTGTGGTATTGGTGGGAGATAGATAAAAAGGATCCTGATGAAAGATGGTTTATGAACATCTATAGGTCAAAGAAAAAAGGAGATAACGATTTTAGTAACTCAAGTTGGATAACTGCCAAAGACTTAGATATGTGGTTAAGTCATGCGGAACGTGACGGCTACAAATATTACACTAATGAATAACTTAATACTTGCATTTATTCTTTTCTTTATTGGACAATGTCTAATTTGGTTTCAATCTAATGGTCAATTTGTGTGGCCTTGGTTTAAAGAAAACCCATGGACTATCTCAATCATATTTGGGACTTTGGCTAGTTACATTTTTATTAAAGCAACAGCAGCTGTAGTTACTCATTTTGGTGGGGTGCTTTGGCCAGGTAGGTTTATTGGGTTCTCAAGTGGAATAGTTGTCTTTGCTTTATGCACTTACATTTTTCTAGGTGAAGGTATTAACTTAAAAACAATAGTGTCTCTACTTTTAGCGGTGGCTTTAGTCTGTGTACAGATATTTTGGAAATGAAAGATCCTTACCAAATACTAGGAATTAGCAGAGATGCATCAGATGCAGATATTAAAAAAGCATATAGGCAATTAGCAAAAGAGCATCACCCTGATAGAGGCGGTGACGAGTCTAAGTTTAAAGATATAGCTGAGGCGTATGACGTATTAACTGATCCTAAGAAAAAGGCAAGATTTAATTCAAACCCTTTTAGCAGTTTTGATGATGCGTTCTTTGATGAGTTTGTTAGAAATGCAAACGGCGGTGGATTTTCTGATATGTTTAATCAAAGGTATGGCTTTAATGGTAAAGGAGGTAATGTAAATGCTCAGGTCTATATTACATTGGAAGAAGCTTATTTAGGTACTAGGAGAGAAATAAGACTAGGAACAAAAACAGTAAGTGTTAATATTAATCGTGGGGTTAAACCAGGCCAAAAGATGAGGCTTAAGGGATTAGGACAAAGAGGAATGACAGAAGAGCAGAACGGGGATCTTATCCTAACTGTTCTTATCCAAGATGATCCAAATTTCTACTTAGATCAAAAAGGGCTACATACAATAAAGCGTGTAAATCTTTATGATGCTTTACTAGGAACGAAAGACGAGATTAAAGTATTTGACAAAACCATAAGCTATACTATACCTAAGTGTGTAAGGAATGGAACAATGCTAAGAATTAAAGGAAAAGGTTTTCCTAGTTATCATAATCCTAACATATATGGTGACTTCTTTGTTAATGTTTTAGTTGATATACCACAAAGTTTAACAGAAGAACAGGAGGAGTTAGTTAAAAGAATGAAAGATATACAAGATGGCGTTTAATGATGATGAATTTCTAAAAGCCCTATTGGCTCAACTTGAACATGGAGACTGGGACCATTATATGATCTTATGTTATAATGTAATTACTATGTTTCCTGATCAAGTATTACACTATGATGAAAAAACTGCCAAGCATAAGATCCATAGCTTAGATAGAATCTTAAAACATTTTGAAGAAAAGGAAGACTATGAAAGATGCGCTAAGATAAAAGAGATACAAGACCAACTAAAAAATTGTTAATAACTTTTTGAAAAAAGTCCTAGAAAAATTTTCAATTCCCAATTATTTGTATTATATTTATAATATACAAATTTAAACGGAATATGACTGAATACACAAATCTCAATTATCTGCAATCCTTCCTAGAAGAAATGCAATCATCTTCTTCAGGGAATCATAAAATTGCAACCCTCAAAAAATATGCTGACAACTCTGAGGAGAATGAGGATAGGGAATTTCTCCAAAAGGTTTTCTTCTATACCTACAATCCTTACTATAAGTACAATGTTACTCCAAAGAACTGTAGAAAGAATTCAGATCTTCTAGGACATCGCTTTACTTACGGTAGCATCTTCACATTATTAGACGATCTTAGAAACCGGGTCTGTACTGGTCACTCTGCAATTGCTAATGTAAACCGCTTCATTCAAGAATGGCCAGAATGGGAGACCGTTATTTATTCAATTCTTAACCGGGATCTGAATATGGGCTGTGGCACTACCTCTATCAATAAGGCAATCCACCCAGAACTTATTCCTACCTTTAAGGTGGCTTTGGCAAATGCCTACAACCCAAACAGAGTGGATTTTCAAAGTGGAGAATGGTACGGTTCTAGAAAATTGGATGGTGTCCGTTGTATCTGCCGTAAGGAAATGAACACAGTTACATTCTTCTCAAGGAACGGAAAAGAATTTGAAACTCTAGGTAAACTTGCCGATGAAATTTCTAAGATAGGTGGAGACTTTATCCTAGATGGAGAAATCTGTATGGTTGATAAAGATGGTAATGAAGACTTCCAAGGAATTATGAAACAGATCCGAAAGAAGAATCATCAAATTGAAAATCCTAAGTTCTTTGTATTTGATTACTTAACCTTAGATGAATTTGATGATAAGGTTGGTACCACACCTCTTACTGAAAGACTCCGCAACGGATATGACCGCCTACCAGAAAATATTAACTCTGATATGTTGGAATTCTTACCGCAGGTTCAATTGACTACCGAAGAACAGTTTACCGAAATGGTCAAAGAAGCCGAAGAGGCTGGGTTTGAAGGTATCATGGTTCGTAAGGATATCGGTTATGAAGGTAAGAGAAGCCACAACCTACTGAAAGTTAAGAAATTCCATGATGCTGAATACACGGTATTGGAATGTGCTAACGGCACAATGAGATGGACTGAAAATGGTCAACAGATTGAAAAGGAAGGTCTGAGTAATATCATTATTGAACATAAAGGTTACCGGGTATCAGTAGGATCTGGGTTCTCAAAGGAACAACGAGAATACTATCTTACTCGCCATGATGAACTTATCGGTAAGACTGTAACTGTTCAATACTTTGAGGAATCTCAAAATCAGATGGGAGGCTACTCACTCCGCTTCCCGGTAGTGAAACACATATACGAGAATGGTAGAGACTGTTAACTGGTCTATACCATATCTCACCTCTGGTGGGAGAACACTTACGCACTAATAAATATATTGTATGAAACTATATGAAGGATATATGAACAATAAAGACATCACTATATTTGATGTTGATGATACTCTTGTTGTAACTAAGAGCAAGATTAAAGTTCATAATCCTAAAACTGGTTTTTCTACAGAGCTTACACCACAAGAATTCAATACATTTCAGCAGAGACCTAATGATAAGATGGATTTTTCTGATTTTCAAAATCCTAATATACTTAAAGGTGGCATGATTATTGAATGGGTGTTCAATATTTTAAAAAGGACAATAGCAAAAGGTAAGCCAGTAGGTATTATTACAGCAAGAGATAGTGCTGACCTTATCTATGATTTCTTATCTCATCATGGAATTAAGATTAACCCAGATTACATATTTGCTATTAATGATCCTAAGCTAGGCTTTACTGGATCTACTGCTCAAAAGAAAAAAGAAGCCTTTATGAAATTTGTCCAAATGGGCTTTAGGAACTTTAAGTTCTTTGATGATGATAAGGAAAATGTCAATATTGCAAAAAAATTGGCAAGAGAGAATAAAGACATTAAAATGGACGCCACTCTAATCAAGCAGAAATGGATACCAAAATTCAGCGACTTCAAATAAAGATAGAAGCATTTACCGATATTCTTAAAAGTATAAGAAACTTATCTAATTCATCCACTACAAAGGTTGGGTGTATGGCTTTAAGAAAAGACTTTAGTAAAATTGCTAGCTTTGGCTATAATGGATCTTATAGCGGAGCTGGCATTAATGATGTAACAGGAACAGAAGAAGAGTCCCTCACACCTGGTGAAAGTGGGTTTATCCATGCTGAGGTAAATATGATTGCTAAGTTTAAGGAATATGATCCTGAAAACTATATCATTCTGCTTACCCTCTCACCGTGTAAGATGTGTACAAAGATACTAGTGAATGCCGGCTTTAAACATGTATATTGGATTGATGATTACCGAGACATGGATCATTTAGTAATTTTCGATAGATGCGACATCACACACGGAAATATTTCTAAACTTATAAACGACTACCATTCTATAAAGGGCTGAATATATACAAAAAATAGTATGTCCTCTTGGTCGTTGAAGCATTAACTTTTAAATTAACCCTAGACTTTTTTGTTTACTTAAAGAAGAATAGGATCAATATGTCAAAGACTAGACTAGGCTTTTATGATGAGGCTAGTCAAAAAACAGAAT